AAAGAAGGCAGCAGCAGCGGCTGCTGCGGATGCAAGTAGCGCTGTTAGCGGAAGAGCTGGCGCAGCAGGTGGCGCACTTGGTAACTTAACTGTTGCAGCAGGTGCATTAGGTGCAGCAGCAGGTGGCGCACTTGGTAACTTAACTGGTGCAGCAGGTGCATTAGGTGCAGCAGCAGGTGGGGCACTTGGTAACTTAACTGGTGCATTAGGTGCAGCAGCAGGTGGGGCAGCGGGCGCTGCCTCGGCACTGGCTAGTGGTATAAGTAATTTGCCCGGTGGACTAAATGCAATTGCATCAGTAACAAACTCGGCCACTGGAGTACTTAATGGTGCAGCAAGTTTAGGAGCAGTTGGTGCAATTGCTAATAATTTATCAGCAGGAGCATTAAATGGAATCAGCAGCGCCGCCGCATCATTAGGATCAGCCGCATCATTATTAACCGGATCAGCATTAACGGGTGCAGGAAGTGCATTAAATGGGATAACAGGCGCAGCAGGTGCAGCATTGGGTAATTTAACAGGCGCAGCAGGTGCAGCATTGGGTAATTTAACAGGCGCAGCAGGTGCAGCATTGGGTAATTTAACAGGCGCAGCAGGTGCAGCATTGGGTAAGTTAGATGGATTAACAAAAGGACTTCAAGCAGGAAAGTTAGGATTAGCATCATTAGCATCAGCTGGTTTGCCCGCAGGTGCAGCAGCAGCACTTTCTGCTAGTATGAACGCACTAAGTTCATCAAGTCCCTTCCCAATAAAAATGCCCTCAATTGCAACAGGAACAATTGATAGAGGTGAGATTACAGCGTTAGCTAGTAAACTATTAGGAAATCCATTAATACCTGCGCCAAACTTCAGTATGGAAGCAGCTAAAAAAGATATTGCTGATAGCAATGCTAAACTTGAAGCACATGCTAAAATAAAAGCTGAAGGTGATGTTGAGAGAGCAAAATATGAGAAATTAATGAATGAAGCTATAGCAGCATTTGAAACTGCTAAAAATAGTTTACCGGCAGGTGATCCAGAAATAGAAACTTTAAGAAAAGCAGCAAGAGCAGCAATTTTCAAATCTAGTGATGTTGGGACAGAATGGTATAGAAAAGAACAAACTGCACTAGGTTTTAAACCGGTTATATAAATAAGTTATAGGATAGATTATGCCAACATATATTGGATTCAGTACACAAAATGCAAATAAACCTAGGTCTACTAATTTACCTGCGGCTCCTCAAGGCGGAACGGGCGGAACAATTAACCCAGTAATTACTGGGAATAAATTTGGGTTATATGATACTCCGTTGGTTATCCGTGACTTTATTAATGCATTGAATATACAACAGGGACAAAAAGTAGGACAACCCGGATATGGCACTTCTCTTTGGTCATTTGTGTTTGAACCTAACACACTTGATACTCAGTTTGAATTAGAGAATGAAATTCGCAGGGTAGCAAATCAAGACCCTAGAATGATAGTCAATTCAGTAAAAGCATATCCTCAGGAAAACGGTATATTGCTTGAAGTTGAAATGGCTATAAGTCCCTTCAACCAAGCACAATTATTAAGCGTATTCTTTAATAACTCTACAAATACTGCTGTTTTACAATAACCCTAAAAAACCCAGGTTCTCAGGTATGATAAATACTTAAAAGAGAATACTTATGGCTACAAGTTCAAGACAATCAGCATTATTTGGCGTAAATGACTGGAAAGCCATTTACCAAACCTTCCGTGAGGCAGATTTTAGAAGCTACGACTATGAAACATTACGTAAGAGTTTTATAGATTACTTACGTGCATACTATCCTGAAACCTTCAACGACTATATTGAAAGTTCAGAATTCATCGCCCTACTTGACGTTATGGCGTTCATGGGACAAGGTCTTGCTTTCCGAAATGACTTAAACACCCGTGAAAACTTCATGGATACTGCTGAACGTAGAGATAGTGTTATCAAATTGGCTAATCTAGTAAGCTATACTCCTAAACGTAATTTAGAATCACAGGGTTATTTAAAAGTAACTAGTATTCAAACTTCACAAAATATTACTGATTTAAATGGATTCAATTTAAGTAATATTCCTATTTTATGGAATGATCCTGCTAACCCATATTGGTTAGAACAATACAATACAATCATTAATGCTGCATTAATTAACACACAACGAGTTGGATTACCGGCTAATACAGCACAGATTCTTGGTGTAAAAACTGACGAATACACATTACAAATTCCAGCAGGAAGTTTACCTGTTATCCCGTTTAATTCACAAGTTAATGGTATAAACATGAATTTTGAATTGTGTAGTGTAAGTACCGTAGGTGAAGATTATGTATATGAAATTCCACCTGCACCTACTAACAGATTCAATATGCTATATCGCAATGATAAACTTGGGTATGGCAGTCCAAACACAGGATTCTTCTTTTATTTCAAACAAGGATCATTAACTAATTTTGATTTTACCTTGCAGCAACAAATTGCTAATCAAACAATTGATATTGATATACAAGGTATCAACAATACTGATACATGGTTATATGAAATTAGCAGAACAAATGGTGCATTTGGTTTATGGAAAAAAGTAGATAATATTTACGCTGATGCATACTTACAAACTGAAAGCAGTATTAAGAAAATCTTTTCAGTTAACAGTAGATTCAATGACCAAGTAACTTATGTATTTGGCGACGGTGTGTTTAGTGATATCCCTGTTGGTAACTTTAGAGCATATGTTCGTGCTGGTAATGCACTAACATATACTATCCAGCCAACTGAAATGCAAGGTATATCTATATCATTTAATTATGTAAATAGAGTTGGTGTACAAGAAACATTAACGCTTGGACTATCATTACAAGTTCCAGTATCAAATGCTCAAGTGCGTGAATCAATTGCTGATATTAAGCAACGTGCTCCAAGTCGTTACTATACTCAGAATCGTATGGTCAACGGGGAAGATTATAATAACTTCCCTTACACATTGTATAGTTCAATTATTAAATCAAAAGCTATTAATCGTAGTAGTGTTGGTGTAAGTAAAAATTTAGATTTATTAGATCCAACTGGTAAATATAGTAGCACCAATAGTTATTCCAATGACGGTGGATTATGGTTAGACAATACAGAAGGTTATTCATTACTTACTATTAATAACCTTAGTGATATTACTACATTCTTAACAGATACTTTAGCTGCTATCTTAGCTGATAACAGGTCTTTACAATATTATATTCAAAATTATCCTAGATATGCAATTGGACCTAGTTCAGATACTAGTTTAGTAAGTGATCCAAATGAAGGTACAGTATATTGGCATGCCAGTACAGTAGATGCTAACAGTTTAACTGGTTATTTTTATAACATAATAAACGGTGGTGATAACCCAATACCAATTGGTACATACTCAACATACAATACAAAGTATATAACTAAAGGTGCTTTATTAAAATTCAAAGCGCCGGCAGGTTACTATTTTGATAATACCAATAGATTACTAAGTGGCGTTCCGGGCGCCAGTGGTAAAACATATATTTGGACTACTGTATTAAATGTAATCGGTGACGGTTACAATAATGGATTGGGTCAATTTGCAAACGGCACAGGTGCAATAACATTGAATGGTTATGTACCATCAGTGGCAATAATTACAACAGTAATACCAGCATTTGAAAACACATTGCCTAACTCAGTTATAAATGATTGCACTATCAGATTAGAATTGCAACAAAACTTTACTTTGGTTTTTAATAATTCATTAACTATTGCACAAACTCGTTGGAGTGTAGAATCAGTTACTAATTCAAACTATTTTGTAAAATTTGAAAGTAACGGCAATAGATATACGGTTACATATCGTGCATTAGCATATTATTTTGGTAGTGTAGCTGATACTAGATTCACATATGAATCAGGTAAGCTAGTATATGATCCATTCTCTGGTGTAATTTTACAAGATTTTGTAAAAGTATTAACTACTAATACACAGCCAGGATCTAATTATCCTTTAACTGAACCAGTAACTGCTAGTATCATTGGTCAAACGGTTGAAAGTGATGGGTATATTAATGACTTTGAAGTAGAAGTCGCTAGTATAGATGTGTACAACAGATCCGTATTAAATAATCCTGACTTCTTTAATGAGATTACTGGTTATATTACCGGCAATAGTAATATAGGAGTTTATTCATTTTTTGTAACTACACAAGATGCAATTAATTTAACTAGATTACAATTGATACCTTCAACCAGTTTGAATTATCAATTTGCTACAAAAACTCAAATTGAAGTTGTAAAATATGAATATCCTGCTGGTCAATTATTTTATGCATATAACGAAAATGCATTTTATATAACTGTTCAAGATCCAATGATTGCTACTCCATACTATACATTGGTTATTCAACCGCAATACAGTATGAAGCCTGGGCGTCAAGGATTACAATTCCAATATCGACACAACAGTAATAACACTACACGTATTGATCCGGCTACAACTAATATTATTGATTTATACGTAGTTACTCAGGCATATTATACTCAGTATCAAAATTGGATACAAGATACTACTGGAACAGTTCCTATGCCAACTAGACCAACCATTAATGATTTGTCTACTGCATACAGTCAAATTCAAGATTATAAAATGTTATCTGATAGTGCGATAATAAACAGTGTAGTGTTTAAACCATTATTTGGTGCTAAGGCTGCGGTTGAATTACGCGGCACAATTAAGGTTATTAAAAATTCTAACACTAATGCCAGTGATAGTGAAATTCGTAGTGCAGTATTAACACAAATGAATAATTATTTTAATATTAACAATTGGCAATTTGGTGACACTTTTTACTTTAGTGAATTGAGTGCATACATTCATGCCAATATTGGAGAGTTAGTAAGTTCTTGTGTATTAGTACCTAATGATCCTACGTTAAAATTTGGAGATTTATATGAAATTAAATGCTTGCCATATGAGATATTTGTAAACGCAGCCACATCAAATGACGTGGTTGTAATCGCAGCATTAACACCTGCTGAATTACAAATAGCATAAGTAATATATAGCAACAGAGATTATTAAAATGGCAACAAGAATAAGAACACTAAATTTTTTACCAGAGATATTTAAAACAGAAACCAACGCACAGTTTTTAGCTGCAACATTAGATCAACTAGTTGCACAGCCAAATACTAAAAAAGTTGAGGGTTATATAGGTAGTAAGTTTGGGTATGGTATTAATGCTAAAGATTATTATGTAACTGAACCCACTAAAACTAGGGTTGATTACCAATTAGAGCCTGGTGTTGTTTTCTTAAAAGAAAATCAAACAACAGCAAAAGATTTCATTAGTTATCCTGGTATAATTGATGCATTAAAACTTGAAGGTGGGGTGACCGCCGACAACAATCGTTTATTCAATAGTCAATTCTATTCATGGGATTCGTTTACCAACCTAGACCCTATAATTAATTTCAATCAATATTATTGGTTGCCTGAAGGACCAGAACGTGTAATTGTTTCCTCAGATATTGTATATAACAGTTCAAGTTATGTTATACAAGATGAAGCTACGTATTATTTGATTTCATCAGATATTGATTCGATCCCTGCATCTAATCCATCTCTAACGTTATTGAGAGGCGGTACATATACATTTACTGTAAACCAAGATACTCAATTCTGGATACAAGGCGAGCCGGGTATTACTGGGTTAAGCCAAACACAACATAATGTACAAACTCGTGATGTATATGGTGTTACAAATAATGGTGCATCTCAGGGTGTTGTATCATTCACAGTACCGGAAAAAAATGCATTAGATGGGCAAATATTTCCTGGTAATAACAGAGTTGATGTAGTATCTACTATTCCTTTTAGTCAACTAAACGGAGCTTTTGTAAATGCAATTGGTGGCATTGACGGTATAACTTCATTAGATGGTCTAACTGTAATGTTTTACAACACCGGCACATATGATGAAATTGGATACACAAATAAATTTTACGACCAAACATTATATGATGAAGAAGGTGGTGTTCCGTATGTAGAAGCAACCGATTACCCTGGCTCATCTATTTTTGATAATAATTATGAAGGTGGATTTTATACTCCGGTCAATGCTAATTTTTATACTATAACTTTATTGGGTGAAATAGATAATCCTATCATCCAATTAACTCCATCCTCTGCTATTCCAATTGAACAACAAATAACAGTTGCGTATGGTACTGATTGGGCTAATAGAAATTTTTATCGTAGTGCAATTGGTGAAATAACATTAGAGCCATACAATAGTCCTATTTTAAATACCTTATATTATCAAGATGGTTCTTCACCTACTAAAGTAGGTATTATTAATATTATTGATAACAATACTACAAATCAGATTGATGTAATTAATAATATTTTAGGTAAAAAGAATTATACAGCACCAAATGGTGTTGTGTTTACTAATGGATTGAAAGTATTATTTCAAGGTAATGTTTTCCCTGAAAGTTATAATAATCAAGAATACTATGTAGAGGGTGTGGGTACTTCAATTGAATTAATACCAGTTACTACATTAGTATCACCGGGTTTATTCTCAGAAGGTGAATATATACCATATGACACTTTGTCATATGATATTGGAAATTATGATAGTAGTTTGTATATTCCTATAGAGCCTGACTATATTACTATTGCTAGAAATTCTATTAATAGAAATGCATGGTCAAGAAGTAACCGATGGTTTCATATTAATGCTATTAATGCATCCGCAAAATATAACAACAATCCTAGCTTAGTTACACAATATACACAGATTGATAACAAAGCAAAACGTCCAATTATTGAATTTTATCCTAATATTCGTTTATTTGATTCAGGTGCTGTGGGCAAAGATCCAATTGATTTTATTGATACCAAAACAACAGACGCATTTACATATGTAGCAGGTCAAACTAATTATTATCCAGATGTTGCTGGATGGACTACTTATAACGCTACAATTGCGCCTGTTACTAGCGCAATTACTTCAAAAATAGCAACCGCTACCTATGCATTATTGAATCAAGTTACCTTAAATAATGTAGTTGGTTTACATGTAAATGATACTATAACATTTGGCGGATCTGTGTTTGGTGGAATTTCTTCCGCTACTACATATTATATCACTGGTATTGTTGATAATAATATTACAATCTCTACCTCAAGACAAGGTACTAATTTAGTATTATCAACTGCAAGTGGTACTATGTCTACTTCTATATATTCATATAGCACTACTATTACAATACCTACAATTGATGTATCTGGATTATTTGAAGTAGGACAATATTTAACTGATTCTACTAATTTATTACCTGAGATTACATTTATTACTGCTGTTACAACAGTAGGGTCAAACACAATAATAACTATTTCCTGGGATAATTATTCTGTAATTCAAGCTACGTCAGTTGCATCAATCGTAACTGCTGATACCCCGTTGTCAAACTATGCTCTTTTTAACGGATCAAGAATAGTATTTGCAACTGATTCTGATGCAGCAGTTAGAAACAAAATATATATTTCACACTTTTCTATAGTAACTCCGGGCACTGCTCCAATCATTACTCTAACAGAAGCATCTGATGGGCTAGTATTACCAGATGAACAAACTGCGGTATACAGAGGATATAATTATAAGGGCAAAGATTTCTATTTTAATGGTGAAGTGTGGACTGAAGGCCAACAAAAAATCACAGTTAATCAAGCACCTAAGTTTGATGTGTTTGATAGTAACGGAATAAGTTTTGGTGATACTACCGTTTATGTTGGTACTTCATTTACAGGATGTACATTATTTTCATATGGTTTAGGCACTGGTGCTAATGATACAGTATTGGGATTTCCTTTAAGATATAGTTCAGTAGATAACGTTGGTGATATTAGTTTTGACGTAACATTAAACTCCGCTTCTTTTAATTATGTAGAGGGAACAAAATCAATCAATCAAAAAGTTAATACAGGTTATGTATTTAATTATGTAAATCTTCCAACTGTTGGTATAAAACCGCAAAGAGAAATTGGTTGGCAAACTGCTGTTTCTCTTAGTGCCCAATATCAAATTTTTGAATTTAATTATGATCCAATAGCAACAGGTAATATATTTACGTGTGATATTGCACCAATTGTTACTACTCCAACTAAATGGCCCTTAATACAAGTTTATATTAATAATAATTATTTACCTACACAATACTGGACAGCAACAACTAATGCTACTAATACGTCAACCGAAATTAGTATACCAAATATTGAAGCTGTGCCAACTATAGTTCAAATATTAATATTAAGTGACCAAGTAAGTAATACTGCATATTTTCAAACGCCAGTTAATTTAAATAACAACCCGTTAAACCAAGACCTTACTACTGCTAATATTGGTGATATTCGCGGACAATATCAAAGTATTTTCTTTAACAATCCTAACACAACCGGCGAAGTGTTTGGTCCAAACAATTATCACGACTTGGGTAATTTAGTTCCATGGGGAAATAGAATTATTCAAAACAGCTCCTCATTAGCAGCAGTTGGAACATTTTTGCGTAATCAAACACATGATTTGTTTAATTCTATATTATATAACAGCAGAAGTTATATTACTTTTAAAAATCTATTAGTAGATACAGTTAATAATACTGATTATAGTAGAATGTTAACTCCTTCTCAAATGCTTGATAATGCATTGGATCAAATTAATGCATCACATACCAATGACCAATCATTCTTTTGGAGTGATATGTTGCCATCAAAGGCACCGTATATTGTTAATTCATATAGTTTTGCTAACTCACTTAACATTAGTATCTACCCTCTAAGTCACATTTATAATTTTGCTACAGCAAACTATAATGGTATATTAGTATATTTGATTCGTAATGGGGTTCAAAGTCAATTAATTAAAGGTGTTGATTATACTGTAAGTACAGACAGTCCTTCATTGACGGTTACGTTAGATTTATTACCTAATGATGAAATTATAATTAAAGAATATAATCAAACATACGGTAACTATGTACCTAATACGCCAACCAAACTAGGCTTATATCCTTCTACTATACCAAAAGTATTTTTAGATACTGCATACAATCCACAAACATATTTCATTGTGGGACATGACGGTTCGTTTAATAAATTATATGGAACATACGATTCAACTAATAATACATTAAGCGATTTTAGAGATCAGGTATTACTTGAGTATGAAACTCGTGTATATAACAATTTAAAATTAAGTGAGACAGTTCCGGCCGGCACCTACCAAGGTGTTGTAATACCTGGCTTCTTCAGAACAACTGATTATTCATATGATGAGTTCTTAGAGATATACAGTGAATCTTTCTTAAGTTGGATAGGTCAAAATAGAATCACTTATAAAACACAATTTTATAATAAAAATAATCAATTTACCTACAATTATAGAGATAGTGGTAATAAGATAAACAATCAACCAATTGAGCAAGGGTATTTTAGAGGAATGTATTTGTATTTCTATGATACAGCTACCCCAAACGAAACGCCATGGGAAATGTTAGGTATAACAGATCAACCAACTTGGTGGACAACTAGATATGGTCCTGCTCCATATACAAGTGAAAACTTAGTGTTGTGGGAAGATTTAGCCGCCGGACTAGTTTGGAATAATGGAAATTCATATGTAAAGCCTAGCTATATACGTAATGGATTATTAAATATAATCCCGGTCAATAGTGCTGGAGATTTAATATCACCATTTAATTCAATTGTAGGAAATTATAATCAAAATATTTTCCAACGTGATTGGATTGTTGGTGATGTGGGTCCTGCTGAATTCAGCTATCGTAGAAGCAGCACCTGGCCATTTGATTTAATGCGTATATTAGCAGTAACTAAACCTGCTGATTTCTTTAATCTTGGCATCGATGTAGACAATTACAAATACAATTTAGAATTCAATCAATATCTAGTAAAAGATAGAAGTCATTTGGTATTATCTGATATACCAGTATATGGTAATGGTACACCTGCAACTAGCTATATTAACTGGATTGTAGATTATGAAAAACAAGTTGGGGTGGACTCAACTACTAACATTACCACACTATTAAACAACTTAGATGTTCGTTTAATCTATCGCATGGCTGGCTTTGGTGATAAGAATTTATTGCAATTCTATGTAGAAAAGAGTTCAGCCAATAGCAATAATAGTTCATTATTAATCCCTGATGAAAGTTATGGTTTATTGTTATATGAAAATCAACCATACGATAGAATCGTATATAGCGGGGTTGTAATACAAGTAACTGAACACGGTTATAAAGTATATGGTAATAGCCAAACAAATGCATATTTTAAAGTAGCTGTTCCTAAGTTTGGCGGTACTACAGAAAAAATCACTGTAGAAAATTTATCAGTATCACTTACACCAACTTTTTATGACATCACTGAAGAAATACCTTACGGCACTGAATTTTATAGTGTTCAACAAGTATCACAATTTTTAGTTAGTTACGGTGAATATTTAAGATCACAGGGTGTGTTGTTTGATCAAATTGAAAACGGTATACCAATCAATTGGTCACAAATGGTTGCTGAATTTTTATATTGGGCACAAACTGGATGGGAAATTGGCAGTATTACTACAATAAACCCGGCTGCAACATTGTTGGCTATTGATAAAGAAAGTCGTATTGTTCAACCGTTAACAGTAAGACAAACTAACTTTATATTAAATCAAAACTTGTATCCTATACAAAATACTGATTTGTCAATTGTACGTGATGGCACATTATTTACGGCACACCCATTAGCTTCGGGTGATAGTATTAGCTATGGTCAATTTAATATAAGCAACATTGAACATGGTATTGTATTTGATAATACGACATTATTCAATGATGTAATTTATAATCTAGTTACTGGTTTACGTCAGAACAGAATTTATGTTCGTGGAACAAAAACTGCTGATTGGAATGGTAATATTGATGCATTTGGATTTATATTAAACCAAGACAATATTGCTGAATGGTCAAAAGAAGTAAAATACACAAAAGGTTCTATAGTAAAATATAAAAACAAATATTGGTTTGCAACTAGTATTATCCAAGCAAAAGAAGTATTTGATGAACGTGATTGGAAAGAAACTGATTACAACGAAATACAAAAAGGATTGTTACCAAATAGCAGCACCAGATCATATGAAAGTACATTATACTACAATGTAGATAAAGCTAACTTGGAAAATGATGCAGATTTATTATCTTTCTCATTAATTGGATATCGTCCAAGAGAATATATGTCTGTAGCAGACCTTACTGATATTACACAAGTTAATGTTTATAAAAATCTAATCAAAGAAAAGGGTACACTAAATGCTGCTAATGCATTTAAGGGTGCTAACTTGCCACAGGGTGGTATTGATTATGATATCTATGAAAACTGGGCTATTAAATCAGGTGAATTTGGCGGAATATTAAACAATAACTATGTGCAATTTAGATTAAATCAAACTGAATTGACCGGTAATCCTTCTATAGTTGGTTTAACTACGGGTAACTATCAAACGGGTGTTCAACAAGAAGTATGGTTGTATAATTTATTTAATTATGGCACCCCAATCACCTCACCTAATGTATTACCTACATTAGCTACTGCTACTCCATCTACATTATATCCAACAGCTGGATATGTTAATTATGATGATGTAAAGATGGCTAGCTATTATTATTCTGGATTGTCTACGGCACAAAACTCAGTAGGAACAACAATTCCAATTAATGAATTTTATGTACGTGATTATGTTTGGTTAGCTAATTATCTTTCAACTTGGCAAGTATATACCCCTACAAGTTTAGGTTCAGTTATTAATGCAAAAAATAATCTGAATGGTACAGTAACAATAACTTTTAGTCAAGCACATAATTTAAAACGTTATCAACCGTTTGCGATTGTTAATTTTAATGCAGCAATTAATAATTATTACATTGTAGCAGCAGTAGTGGATCCATTCAATGTTATAATTAATTTGTCATTGAATCCTCAATTAACTAACCTTACTGGGCAAGGAATTGGATTCAAATTACAAAGTCAACGTGTAGCCACTGCGCCTGAAATAATTAATTTACCGTTGTTAGATAATGAATTTAATAAATTAAAAGTTTGGGTTGACACAAACAATGACGGTAGTTGGGCTGTATATCGCAAGAGTTTAAACTATCAATATAGTAAAGAAATTGTAAAAACAAACAGTACAACTTTTGGTAGTGCAGTTGCATATTCTACATTGTTGGGTTATATGGTAAGTAATGCCGGCGCTGGCATTGTCTATAGATATGCATATGATAATTCAACCTCTAGTTACATTGAAAAACAAACTATTACACACAGTACATCATTTGGTTCAAACATAACATATATTGATGATTTGTTTGTAATATCTCAACCAACGAGTTCACCAACTGTTTATGTTTATAAATTAATAACTACCACATTGGTTAATGAATTGCAATTATATCAAACTATAACTGCACCAGGGGGTGTAACAACCTGGGGTACTTCAACAGCATTGTCAGGGGATCAAAATTGGTTGTACATATCTGATATAGATAATAACAATGTTTATGTATATCGCAAGTCCGCTATTACTAGTTTATATGAACAAGTAGCAATACTAACTGTTGCAGGATTATCTGCTGGTGATGAGTTTGGGCATTCAATCGCCACTGATTATTACGGAGATACAGTAGTAATAGGGACACCGTATAAAGATTATGATGTCAATACTCAAAATTACGGATACACATATGTATTCTCACGCACAATAGAAAATTTTGAAGCACAATCTACTAGCCAAGCATATATACCGTTAACCTTTGCGTTAGCATGGACTCCGGTAACATTGTCAACTACGGCAAGAAGTATATTAAGTAACGCAATTACACTTGATAGTGTTTCTGATTTAAAAGCAGGTGCTGAGGGTACCCCAATTGTCTTTACTGGTATAGCATTTGGCGGCATTGCAACAAATACAGTTTATTATGTAAAAACTATTGATCAATTGGGTTCTACTATTACAGTATCTTTAACCAGAAATGGTACTACTTTGTCTCTTACTAATACTGTTTCAGGTACTATGACTGCAACTGGACAAACAAATCCTTTATATGTAGCAGTTAATGGTAGTGAGTTGGCAGACAATAAGTATGCGGTTATCGACTCTACATTCTATGTATATAGTAATGCAACACCCACATTAAATGCAGGTGATATAATTAATGTAAGTAGTACAAATTTCGTATTAACTCAAACACTAACCAATGAGCAAACTCCTAGAGTTGGTGTAGAATTTGGTACTAGTGTAGATACAAATACATTTGCAAATGAAATTTTAATTGGTGCTCCTTTTGAATTGTCTTATCAAAACTACGAAGGTGCTGTTCATAGATACACAAATGGTGGTGAAAGATACGGAATTATTATTGGAACTGCTGATTGTAATATAACTGCTGCTAGAACTATTTTGTTAAATGGATTTAAAGTTGTATTACCAATTGGTAATGCAGCCGCAGCAGCCAATGCAATCAATGCAGCAAGAATTACAAATGTCTATGCATCTACCGCAGATGGTAAATTGGTTATATCCTTGATAAATGTAAATTTAGGTATTGCAGGTAATAAATTATCATTATCTGTGTTAAGTGCTATTACATTGAATGAGATGGGTATAACTTTATACAAACAAACTCAAACAATAAATTGTCCACACCTAACGGGCAGAACACAATTTGGTACAACAGTTAAGTTTGACAGTTCTAACTCTGGATCATTTATAGCAAGCGCACCAGTTGGTGCAAGATATTCAGCTACTACATTTGACTTTGTTGACGATGAATTAGACAATGATACAGTATTTGACAATAATGCAACGCAATGGGTTGACACATTCCGTAATGCAGGCGCAGTATATATGTTTGACTATTTGGCTAACTATGATGAAAACATTAACGCCCCTGGTAAATTTGTATATGCACAAAGCACAAATGCACAAGATTTAGATTATGGCGCACAACCATACTATGGCACTGCATTAGATTTCAATAATAACACAGTTACTATTGGTACACCAAACTTTAAACCAACTAGCAACCCAACTAATCTAGCTGGTCAAGTGGTTACTTATGTAAGCAATAGCAGCACCCCTGATTGGACTGTATATAGAAGCTCCTCTGAGGTAGTAGATATAAATGGTGTATTTAATATCCAATTGTTCAGTGCAAATACTAATGAAACATTAATAAACTTAGATTATATAGATCCGTTGCAAGGTAAATTATTAGGAGCAGTTGCTGAAAATATTGATATCGTTTCTAATATAGACCCAGCATCATATAATTCAATTAATAATCAGTCAGGATTAGTTTGGGGCGCAGATAAGATAGGTACATTGTGGTTTGATACTAGCAATACTCGTTTTATGAATTATCATCAAAATGATATAGCTTATAATAGTCAGTATTGGGGTAGAGTATTTCCTGGTAGTGATGTTTCAGTATATTCATGGGTTGCAAGCAATGTAATACCTGCACAATATACAGGTCCCGGAACCCCATACAATACTGATACTTACACTATCCGTGGCACTGTTAATGCTGAAGGGTTAATCAGTCCTATCTATTATTTCTGGGCTAGAAACACTAATATTGTATTTGATAAGTTAGGAAAAACTTTAGCTGATTCTACATTGCAGTTATACATAGCGAACCCACAAAACACCGGTATTAGTTATTTTACACCATTGTTATCTAACGTATTTGGATTATACAATTGCATTCCTTTTATAAATGCTACTGACACTGTGTTGCAGCTTGGGTATGCAATTAGTAACAATGATGATGTTGCTCATACACAGTATAGTTTAATCCGAGCAAATTATGCTGATGATTTCTTACCGGGAATCCCTGGCTCGGGCGCAGCATATCAAAATCATGCATCAGTTGGAATAACTGAACCAATTGGTTTATATAACAGGATGATAGACAGTATGTGCGGTGTGGATAATGCAGGTGGTGTTGTGCCCGACCCATTATTACCAAAAGCAGTACAAACAGGTGTATTAGCTAGACCAAGACAAGGTTTCTTCTATAATAGATTTGGTGCATTGAAGAATTATTTACAGTATGCCAATGTTATATTAGCGCAATTTCCTATAACAGAAACAAGAAATATACAATTATTAAATAGCGAAAATCCTGAAATACTTGATGAAAATGGTAATGTAATATTTGCAGCTGGGCAGCGTTATGATACTAAAAAATACTGGAATACTATTAATTGGTGGGCACCTGGTTATAATGATAACACTAAGTCATCATTACAAGTACCTGTATATTCAGATTTATCTACACTAAGTGTACCCGTAGGTACAATCGTTACAGTTGCAATGAATGGTAACGGTAATAGTGAAACATATATATACGCTGCTGATGGCACTTGGATACGCATAGGACTAACCAACGGAACAATTGAATTTGATTCTGTACTTTGGGATTACACAAGTGCTAGATTAGGGTTTGGTGATAATTTCTTTGATACAACACCGTTTGATGAATACCCTTCAACTGAAACACGTTATATTGTTCGTTCATTGAATGAAGAAATTTATACAAATGAATTATTAATTTTTAGAAATAAGAGTTTGATTTTACTATTTGATTATATCCAAAGTGAAACTATTGAAAGTCAAAATTATTTAAATTGGTTAAACAAAACTTCATTTGTTGATGTTGCTCATACTATACGTGAATTGGTACCATTGGAAGTATTTCGTTCTGATAATCAAACATTCTTAGAAGGTTATTTGAATGAAGTTAAACCTTACCATGTTGTAATTAAAGAATTTATATTTAAATATACTAAAACTGATATATTTGAGGGTGACATTACTGACTTTGATTTGCCAGCACAATTTGACCCAACGATTGACCAGTTCCTTACACCTGAATTAGTATATGCTAATCCTAGTGGTAATTATCAATTCTTATCAACTGATCCAATATGGAACAATCCACTATACACTCAATGGTATAATAATTATGGATTAAGTATTGTTGGTCAAACTGACTATCAAATAGCAAGATTAGATTCATATATGGCATTAAATACCACTTCATGCTATGTTGATAACATTAATGGATTCCCAGTTACCGGTACTATCATGATAGGTACTGAGCAAATTGCATATATTAATAGAAATTTACAAACCGGAGAACTTACTGGTTTGTCAAGGGGAGTAAACGGTACTACAATTACTATTCATTTACCTGGCGAAAATATTTATATAGATTTATCTCCTATCGTTATATTGAATGAAGGAAGAGGTTACTCTAACCCACCAAGAATAATAGCTTATATAGATACTACGATCTACCCTCCACCAAGAACTCCTGCGCAATTCAAACCTATAATGAGTTTGGGTTCGGTCATTGGGGTAACTGTTATTAATCCAGGTGAAGGCTATGCTGCATTGCCTTCGATTATTATTGATCCGGCTTATGTTATTAGCATTACAGAGGCTCAAATAAATGTAGTAGATAATACAATAGAATTGTATAACCCTTTACTACAAACAGGTGATTTGATAACCTATACTATAGCGGCCGGCTCAACTGCTATAGAAGGATTAACAATTGGACAACGATATTATGTAGGTTTATTGGAAACGACCCCGGTACCTATATTTGCTCTTTATTCTAGTTATTTGGATGCTATAAACGACCATGATCGTATTCCATTATATACAACAGGATCCGGAACTCAGTATTTTGATCAGGGTGCAATTGCAAGTTGTGTAACCAGTGCGATGCCAATAAGAGAAAATAGTATATCATTAAAATATGATAGAACTTCATATACTTCTCAAGTTATACCTTGGGTTGGCGGTAATTTTTATGGCTCATTCTATGCAGGAACATTGTCTAATAGTAACAAGATAGCATCTTCATCTATATTGCTATATAGCGAGCAACCTCCAATTGAATCAATATTAGCCAGTGCTCAGGGTGAGACCTTTGAGATTTTAAATGTTGAGAATCAACAAAATATAACTTGGTCATCACGCACTAGAGATACTATACAAACGTATGGTTCTACTTATCCAACACTGTCATATCAAAACGCAATACGAATTAACCCAACAGTTGGTGGAGCACCAGTTGCCGGTAATATAGGTTCTACTATTGGTTTCTATGTTGGTATGCCTGTTAAATTTGTAGGATCTACTACTGGAACTAGATTAACAAGTAGTAGCCCAACAAGTACTACAACATATTATGTAAAATCTTTAGTTCAATTGCCTAGTGCAGATTATACTTTAACTACTGATTTGATAGTTGGTCAGCAATATGTAATCGCGGGATTGGGATCAACAAACTGGAATACTGTTGCAGGGACTATAGGAGTCACCTATTCAGTTGGAGATAACGTAATTGTTAAATCAACCGCATCTGGTTCAGGCTCAGCATTTTTATTAGAAGATACTGGCTTTACTATTTCTGATTCTGTAGATATTAACGGTAACCCGCAAAGCGTTTACTCACCTAACTTAGGTTCAAGTTATGTTAATATATCTGTTGCTGGATTGACATTATATGTAGGTGAATTGACAAATCTTGCTGTAATGACAATCAATTATAGCGGCATACGAACCGCAACAGCTACTACTTCTACAGTTAATGCAATATCTGTATTATTAACTCCAACTGGACAAAATGGTACAACTAATTTTTACACAGGACTACCAATCTTCTTCACTGGACATGTGTTTGGTGGAATAGAAGAAAATCAAACATACTATATAACTACAGTAATTGATAATCAATCATTCACGATGTCAGCATCAGATACTGCGCCTACATCATCTACTGTTACTGCAACTGCTTCTAGCAATGATTCAGTAACATGTGATACTGCACTTGGGTTGGTAATCAATGATCCTATTATATTTACAGGTGACACCTTTGGTGGCATAGTTGCGGGTACTACTTATTATGTAAGAGAAATATTCTCAGGAAATATACAATTTTCTATTGCAGCAGTAGTCAATGGACCGGCTGTAACATTAACAGATGACTCTGGGTCTTGCACATTTACTAGCCAACGTAATATCGTTAAATTAACTAATGGCACTGGTTTAATGACATTAAACGTGGGATTACCAGTAAGTCCTGGTCAAATCAATGGCCAACAGTTTACGTTATATGAAACTTCTACACAGTACACCGGTGTTTTTGGCACAGTTTCTAATTTATTAACAAGAAATATTTCAGCTACATTAGGAACTCTAAAGAGAATTTGTATCCCTTCAACAACTTTGGGATTAACCAATGTATATCAAAATATGCAATTTATTTTTGATAAAAGCATTGGTGGGTTAGTTGCTGCTACTCCATATACAATCACTAGTACAGGAACAACATCAATAACAGTAAATAGTACTACTAGTACAAATAATTGGTTGATATTAGATGTTGCATCAAACCCAGATTTAACAAATGTATTGTACGTGGGTATGCCATTATACTTCTCGGGCACATCATTGGGCGGAGTATCATTGGGTGAAGTGTATTATGTATATGAAATAGATAGTTCACCTCCAACAGGTCAAGGCAGATTTAAATTATCAGAAAATATTAATCTTACTAGTGTATATACATTGTTCAACAGCAATGGTGAAATGACAGGCACCGGTGAATCTTATGTAACTATATCAAACACAGTATTAAATTCAAGTCAGACAGCATCTAGTATTACTGTAGCTGATCCGACTGTAATTACAGTTTCAAATGGTTCTGCATTCCCCAATGGTACTGCAATAAGATTAACTACGACAGGAACATTACCAACTCCACTGACTACTGAATTAACATACTATGTTAGAAATAGAAGCGGTAATACATTTAATATATCATATACACCAACTAGTAGCTTAATTAAAACTACTGTATCGGGAACAGGTAAATTTAATGTAAATGCAATTGAAGTGTTGTTAACTCAGTACATAAACCCAATAAATCACGCAGTATTTGACGTAAGTTATATCTTGGGCGGGTATAGTTCAGCAATTACCACTAGTGGTAGTGGATATACTATTGACAACGTTATTACCATAGATGGATCATCAATTGGTGGTGTAAGCGGAGTAAATGATTTGTCTATTACTATTAATATGATTGACGGTAACATTCCAGTTGGGCAAGTTAGTCCACCTGTTTCAAATGGATCACTAGTTTCAGCGATATCTGCCGGTACACCTGCAGGTATTGTAGATAGTTATTATGTTAAAGTACTTTCAGAAAATCAAGTAGGTATATACAGTAATCCAACTCTTACTGTACCCGTAACAGGTCAAAATTTTAATTATACTGGTATAACTTCTACTTCAGTAACCTCAGTAACTGCATCAACTAATATATTAACTGTACTTGATTCTAGTAAGTTTAATGTTAATGATCCGGTAGTGTTTACTAATGTTGTTCCTGCTACATCAATAAGAGCAGGACAAACATATCAAGTTCTTACATTAGGAGATACCAATTTTGCTTTAATAGGTGCATTAACTAATACAGTAGGGCAAGTATTTGTTGCTACTACATCTGGTGCTGGTACTGGAACTGCTATTGCTAGCGTATACGGTGGCATCACCGCAGGTGAAACATATTATATTAAGAGCAAGCCATCACCAACTGGTGTAACAATAGCTACTACGATTGGTGTGTCTACCTTTGATATAACTACTGATGTTATAGGATCAATGACAATGGCTAAATTTGGTGACTATGCATTGTTACCAGAACCATTCTTCTTTAATCCAAGTGTTGTAAAATATAACAATAGATTGTATCAATGTGTAGTTAGTAACAATGATCCTGACTTTATATTTGGTAAATGGGAATTATTAAATTCAAATAGCAGACAAATAAATGCATTAGATAGAATTGTTGGTTACTATCAACCTACTGTAAACATGCCAGGTAATGACATGACACAGTTGGTAACAGGAATCACCTATCCAAATAGCACATATTTAGCCAATGCATTTGCGCCCGCAGATGAATATCCGTTAGATACATTGTTGCAAGATCAACCGTTCTATGCAACTGGATTAAATCTTAAGGGTATAGTATGGAATGGTTTACATTACCTTGCAGTGTCCGATGCTGCTACTTATTCAGCATTCAACGTAAGCGCAGACGGAGTTAGTTGGACAATTAATAACTTAGCAAATCAATCACTTGGTATTACTGATTTGATATATGCCGGTGGTAGCTATGTTATTACTACAACTAATAGCGCAACTCCAATGCTAATAAGTGATAACGGATACAACTGGATTACAAATGGTACATTTACCCCATATGATAGTATCCCATATGATACTGGAAACTTTGACGTATCATTATTAAATGTATCATCATTATCATTAAATGGTGTTGCATATAACAATGGTTTATATGTTGCTGTTGGACAGGATATCATAACCTCTACTGACTTATATACATGGACTGAGCGTTATGCATTTTCAAATGGTTTAGTAAATTCATTTAATGGAATAACATATGTTAACACTAGTGGATTTACTGGATTTGTTGCTATAGGATTAGGTCAACGGCTAGTTAATGGCATTGCTACAAACGTAGCAATAATATATACTAGTACAACCGGACTTGTTTGGCGCCAAGTACCGTTCACTAGTAGTGAATATGGATTTAATGCTATTGCAGCAAACAATCAGACAATAGTTGCTGTTGGAGACAATGGTATTATATATACCAGCTTCAATACAATTGATTGGTTCCCTCAAACATCAGGTGTATCATATAATTTGAATAATGTTTATTGGGATAGTTATAGTAACATCTTTATAATAGTTGGTGATCACGGAACAATATTAACATCTGACATCAGTGGCATAACATGGGCAGATCAGTCAAGTTCCTCAGTAACTACTAATAATTTAACTGGGGTAACACATAACACAATTGACGGGCAGTATATTATTGTTGGTTTAGATAATACAATTTTATCTAGCACAGATACTATCACTTGGACATCAATAGGAACATTCAAAACTTTAGAATCAATTTATTCTATTCAAGGAGATAGTTTTGAGTATGGGTATGGACCAGAAGAATTGGTACCTGGCGTAGTATCTGATACATTGACTATGGTCGTAGCAACTCGTCCTGGTACGAACTGGGATGAAACAGTATACCAACATGTTGGCTATAATGTAGTTTCTACAGAAATAGCACCTACATCAAGTACGCAAACTGAGTATAGTTTTGCTAACTTAGTAACTACACCTGCGCAATTGAGTGTATTTGTAATTCATTATTCAACTGGCTTAAGCACCACACTATATGAAGGAACAGATTACACAATAAATTGGGTTAACAGTATTGTTACATTAAACACCAGTTTAAATTACAATCCTACTACTGATAAATTACGCATTGATGTATATGAAGTTGGTAACGGTGATCAATTAGTAAAGGCAAGTACCAAAACAGATCCTATTAGGATAAATTCTACTACAGGATTCCAAGAAATATATCTAAATGCAAATTATAGTGCAGGTATATTTCAAGGCTCAGGTATAATGAGACCTCAAACTTCTCCAATATATGTCAATGCAATACAAACTGATGGATTAACTAATACAATTACTTGTACTAGTGTTAATCACTTTATATTAAATAGTGCAATAACTTTCTCTGGTGCAATATTTGGTGGTATAGTTGAAGATCAAGTATATTATGTAAAATCTATTGGCGGTGTTTCTAATAGAATTACTATATCTGCGACATATAACGCAAGTACCGGAACAGCAGGTGAAACAGTAACATTAACATCAGCGACTGGCATTATGGAAGTTGTTATAAAAGTTGGTACAGGATCAGTATGGACACCACCTGCGGTGTATCATAACGGTACTCAACTCGTATTAGGAACAACTGCACCGATAACTAGAACAAAATCAATCACCAATACGATAACAACAATTTCAACTGGTGGATTAATACCCAATACGTCCATCACGTTTAGTGATACGATATTTGGTGGAGTATTGCAACCTGACACCGTGTATTATGTAAAAACTATATATGATAATAATGAATTCTCTGTGTCATTAACATCAGGTGGTGCTATATTAGAATTAACTGATGCAACTGGTGGAGCAACATTTGTAACAAATGATTTTGCTATTGGATTGACAAGTAACGGAATCGATGCTGCAATTATATTAGCGGTTGACTACGATGCTACAGTAGATTATATCTCTTATACATTAATGGGAGAAACATTACCAATACAGTATGGTTATACGATACCACAGATTCAAAAATTTACTGGCAATGGAACGACGGCTTCATTTGCATTAACCAATTATATTGGTGCAGATAATGCAACTAATGCTATCGTTGAGATTAATGGATTGCGTCAAACTAACTCTGCTTATGCCATCAATGCTGATAATAATACTATATTGTTCACCCCACCTCCACCAAACGGCTCTGTTGTTGCAATAACGTCATATAACTTAACCGAGAGACAATATTTAAATACTCAATATAACATAACTGGAAG